ACGGCGACGGCGACGGTACATCTTAAGTTGCCGCCGTTTCACCCCCGGCAGCGAGAGATAGCGCTCGATGACAGTCGTTTCCGCGTCGCTGCATGTGGCCGGCGTTTTGGCAAGACACGGCTTGGCGCGGCGTTGTGCGTCAAGACGGCCGCCGACGGCAAACGGGCATGGTGGATAGCTCCCACCTATAAAGTGAGCGAAGTCGGGTGGCGCATGATACGACGGCTGTCGCAACAAGTGCCTGAAGCAATCATCCGGCAAGGCGACCGGACGGTAACATTTCCCAACGGCGGCGAGGTCGTTGTACGGTCGGCCGACAACCCTGACAGCTTGCGCGGCGAGGGGCTTGACTTCGTAGTGTTCGATGAGTGCGCCTTCATTAACGAAGCGGCATGGGTTGAGGCAATCCGGCCGTCACTGGCCGACCGCAAGGGGCGGGCGCTATTCATATCGACCCCGAAGGGCCATGATTGGTTCTGGCGTTTGTGGCAACGCTGCGTCAGCGATGACGATCACGAATGGCGCGGCTGGCAATTGCCGACAGTCGATAACCCATTCATCGACCCGGCCGAAATTGAGGCAGCGCGAGCCGGGTTGCCAGAGCGCATCTACCAGCAAGAGTTTTTAGCCATGTTCCTGGACGATGCGGGCGGCGTCTTTCGGCGGGTGATGGAATGCGCCGACGCCGTGGCCCTCAGTGCGCCATTGCCCGGCCGCGCCTACATTGCCGGGGTTGACGTAGCCGACGCCGCCGACTTCACCGTCGTATCGATCATCGACGCCACGACGCGCGAGCAGGTCTATATCGACCGGTTCAACCGCATTGGCTACGTGGCGCTGGAAGACCGCCTTCACGCGGCCTACACCCGGTTTAACGTGCAGACGATGATCATAGAGGACAATTCGATAGGGCAACCAGTGATCGACCATTTACGCGAGCGCGGCCTGAGCATCGTTCCATTCCATACGTCGGCGGCGTCAAAAGGGCCGCTCATCCAGGCATTGCAAGCGGCATTTGAGCATGGCAATATCAAGGTACTGGCCGACCCGATTCAGATAGGCGAACTACAGGCGTATGAAGGCAAGCGAACGGCGTCGGGCTTTTCCTATGCCGCGCCGCCGGGAATGCATGATGACACAGTAATGGCGCTGGCGCTGGCGTGGCATGGGGTAGGGACACGTCCGGCTCCCATGCCGGAACAGGCGACACAAACAAGCAGGTGGCAGAGGTTCTAAATGAAACGAGCAGGGCTATACCAGGACATAGGCGACACCGGGCTAAACACAACCGGATGGGGTGAGATTGGCGACGAGTTTCTCCGTGAGTGGCAGGGCGCAGGCGAGAAAGCCAAGCGTGTGCGAGAGATGCTCTACAACTCGCCGGTTATCTCCGCATTGCGACTGGCGATTGAAATGCCATTGCGCGACATCGACTGGCAGTTTGTTAGCGACGATGGAGAGGACGATCCGCGCGTCGCCTTGCTGAATGAAGCGCAAGCGGCCATGTCACATAGTTGGGACGACCACATAACCGACGCGCTGGATTTTCTGTGGTACGGATGGTCGATGTTTACGATCACCTATCGGCAGGACGGCGGGCGGATTCTGTGGCGCAAGCTAAAGCCGCTGGCCCACGACACATTACAGCGCTGGCAATTTGAGGATGACGGCGGGTTGAAAGGCGTCCAGCAGTGGCCGCATCTTTGGCCGGAACCTATCCCCATCGAGAGAATGGTCATCTACCGTTTCCGTCGGGCACGCGGCAACCCGGAAGGGGAAAGCATTTTGCGGCCGGCGTGGACTAGCTGGTATTACGCCAAGAACATCCAGCACATCGAAGCGGTCGGCATCGAGCGCAATCTGGCCGGGCTACCGGTCATCCATCTGCCAGAGAAAGCAGACATGACGGAAGGCGACGACCCCAGCGCGGACGTGAACAGAGCGCGAAAGATTGTCGCCGACGTGCGCAACGACGAACAAGCCGGTCTCGTGTTACCGTTCGGATGGGAGTTCTCGCTAACGGCGTCGGCGGGCGCGGGCAAGGCGGGCGACACGGATTTGATCATCAACCGCTATGACAAGCGGATGCTCATGGCGACACTCTCGCAGTTCCTCATGCTGGGGATGGATAGCGTCGGATCGATGGCGACGTTTGAGGGGGCGACCGACTTCTTCACGCTCACGCTCAACGCCGTGGCCGACATAATCAGTGAGACGTTTACAAAGTTTGCGGCCGCGCGGCTGCTGGAATTAAACGGGTTCGACCCCAACGGCGTGCGGCTGGAACATAGCCCCGCCGGTAGCGTGCGCCCCGAAGTGATTGCCGAGGCGCTCTCCAAAGTCGGCGCGGGCGGATTCATCACATGGACGGCGGCCGACGAAGTTTGGCTGCGCTCATTGTTCCGTTTGCCTGAGCGGGAAGCAGAGGAGATCACTATCGAGCGGGAACAGAACGCGGCCGACCGGCAGGCACGAGCCGCGGCTATGGGCGACGCCTTGCGACGCGAGGCCGCAACGCCGACGGCCGCCGCGCCCGACGTTGACGAACAGACGGCCGACATTGCGCCGGACACCTACGCGGCCGACGGTAACGACGCCTATCGCCTGAGGATGGAACGGCAATGGCAGAATCGCATGGCGGCGTTCTTGCAGCGACAGGGGCGCGATGTAACACGACAGGCAAAGGGGGAGCATGGCAACGCTCGATAGCCCGGAATTCTGGCAACCCTATTTACCCCAACTCCGGCGCGAGTTCTCGGAGTTGACGATGGATATTCTCATAGCTGGCGGCGGCGCTGGCGCGGCGGCCGTACCCGGCGGGTCGATGTTGGTCGATTGGGATGTGTTCAACGAGGACGCGCTGGCATGGCTCGATATGTATCTGGGCGGCGGCAGTATTCCCGGCCTGACAGTGGATGGCGCTTATCCGTGGGCGTGGTCGCTGAATGAATCGACCCGGCGCGGCGTCGCCCGTGAGATCGACCGCTGGGTGCGCAATGGCGATCCGTTGCCTGAGCTGGAACTGCGGCTGCGCCCCTTCTTCGATGACACGCGGGCGCGGCGGGTCGCCGTTACCGAGGTGACACGCATCTATGCCAGCGGTAATGTCATGGCGTGGCGCTCGTCGGGCGTCGTGGACGGCAAACGCTGGATGACGGCGGTTGACGAGCGGGTGTGTCCCGTTTGCTCGAAACTGCATAACAAGTTCGTTGAGTTGAATCGCGGCTGGGAGTTTTCGGACGCGGCGCTGGCGGCGCGTCCCGACCTAAAGCAAGCGCTCGGCGCGCCGGTAACGGTAGTCGTGCCACCGGCCCACGTAAATTGTATTTTACCGGGAAATGAGGTTGTTATTCCTGGCCGACTATCAGCCGCAACTCAATCGTTCTATGACGGCCGGGCTATTGAAATAACTGTCCGTAGTGGGCGCGTCTTGACCGTTACCGAGAATCACCCGATATTGACGCCGGGCGGGTATATTGCGGCCAAGTTCTTGTGCGAAGGCGGCTATGTAATCCGCGCACTCGATTCCGACGGGATAGCGACGGCCGTCAACCCAGACAATAACCATATTCCAACCGCTATCGAGAAAGTATTTAGTGCGTTCAAAGAAACGCACGGCGTGGTCGCCGGACGCATGCCAGTTACCGCCGAAGATTTCCACGGCGATGGGCGGGGTGTCTATGGCAATGTCGATATTGTATATATCGACCGCTTTCTGCAAAACGGAAGGGAGGCCGCGCTCAGCGAGCATTTTGGCCAATATCTTTTCGGTGGCGACGGCATGGCTTTGAGATCGTTCCCGCCCTTTGGCCGCTTTAATCTTCCGGGAATAAGGAACGGGCACACCACGAACTGCGTCATGTGCGGCACTGACCTGTTGTTGCCGTTCTTGCTCCGACATGAACGACCACTTGAGCGCCTCGGCTTCGGAACGGCCACGGATCGGCACATTCGATCGGAGCAAGCGTCGGCGTATGGTCCAGCGATTCACACCAGTAGCGTCGGCAATGGCCTTCTCGGATTCACCGGCAAGGTATCGGGCGACGATATCGCTATCGCCCAGAACAACACGATCACCGGTTCTGTCTTCATAGACACCGGCCGTGCGCAATACTCTGACGATGACCTTGTCGGTCACGCCCTTCTCGGTCGCCAGTTTATAGACCGATTCACCGGACTGGTAGCGCCGGATGAGATCGTCAGTATCAGGGAATTCAATTTTCGTGGCCATGTTTATGATCTCCAGGTTGATGATTATGAATTATACATTACAGATGATATTATAACTAGTAATTGTCGCTGCTGGATACAGCCCGTCGTGTTCGCGGCGTTGACCGATGACGAACTGAGCAAGGGCCAGTTCGACCCAACAGGGGGCGGCGGATGAACGTCACTATCGAGGTAAAATTCACGCCGTCCAATCTGGCCCAACGGATGCAAAAATATCCGAAGGAACTGGAGCGCGAGATGGAAAAGACGATGAAACAATCGCTAGTCCACATTCAGGGCAGCGTCCCGGCTTACCCGCCGCCGCCGCCCAACAGCAGCTATATCCGAACGGGCACGCTGGGCCGGTCGATAGGGTTGGGCGGGCGCGCCGAAATCTACGAGGTCAAGCGCATCGGCGGCGGCTACGAGGCGCGGCTGGGCACGCGGCTAAGTTATGCGCCATATGTCATCGGAGAGGATCAGGCCTCGATGCACGCGGGTCGATGGTGGACAATGAAGACGGTGGCCAGCAAGGCAACGCCGGGGATCGAGCGTTTGTTTCGGGCCATGTCCGAGCGGCTTGTTGCGTACCTGGGCGGCAAATGACCGAAGTGACCGAGACGACCGAGGCGACATTCATCTCCTCTCGCTACCACGCGCGGCGGGAATATCGTCATCGGGCTAGAGATTGTGGTCGCCTGTTGTTCGTCGGCTACTTGCCGCCGGGCACGCGGATCGAGATACGTTGCCCGTCTTGCGGCCGGATGCACGTCATCGAGGTTGACATCGAACAGCAGTTCGTATAAGATAGCGCGTAACTGAATAAACCACGGGAGAGACCTTGAGTCCGGCCATGTGCCACCGTTGACGCGACCGGGAAACCGGTTTGAGGCCAAGAGTCCAGCGTGCAGTCATAACGATTGCGCTCTGGACTCTTTTCGTTGTTATATGGATAGAAGCGAATACGTCATTACTGAATATGTAACCGTCGTGCCGGGCGAACCGTTCCGGCTATTGCCGTTTGGTCGGTTGGTGAAGAACGGCAAGGTACGAGAGATAACCGCCGACATTGCGCGGCGTTTTCGCTTGCCGCATTTCCGGCCGCCAATCAAATTGGGAAGTCATCGCGACGAGACGCCCGCCGGGGGGCATATCGTTGCGCTGGAAGTCCGCGAGGACGGATTGTACGCCGTGCCTGAGTTCAACGACGAAGGAACGGCGGCGCTGGCTCGCGGGGCGTATCGGTATCACAGCCCGGAAATCGTATGGGAAGGCGGGT